AGTAGTGTACTACCACAATAAGAAACAAGCTTCAATATGAAATTCGTGAGCATTTTATTATTTGTCTCCTGGCTAGGAGCAACTTATCAAAATCCTGTGTCTCACCGCCAAATAGGTGAGCGATGTTTTGCTGGTGGCAGTTTGATAAAGACTGTCAACCAAACTAGTGGAGTTTCTGAGGTCTGTGTGAGAGATGACATATCAATGATTAAGAGTATTGTTCATACAACAAAGGCCAGTGATACTGCAGTCAACAATTATATACGATTCTATAGGGTTTTTATAGTGAAAGAATGGCATGATTGCAACCCTTTTCCTGATCCAAAGGGCACATTTATGGTGTTGGATGTCAGTTCGACTAACCACCTTGAACCAATAACATACACATGCCGAACCCCATGTGAAATTACACTAGATAAAGATTCTGCTGAAGTCACTCTATCATCTCAAAAGATGAACCATTATGAAATTTCTGGTTCAACAATAAATAACGGTTGGTTTAAGAACAGTATTTCAGTTTCCTTAGAGCACACATGTGAGCATATTACTGTCTCTTGTGGGCAGAAAACTGTAAGGTTCCATGCTTGCTTCCGCCAGCATAGATCTTGTACAAGATTCTTTAAAAATAGTATGATGCCAGCTAGGATGACAGAGTCTATATGTCAAAATTTAGAAATAATTTTGCTGACTTGCTTCTCGTTTGTCTGCTTCATATTTCTCTGCATAATCACAAAAACTTATGTAGCATATGTACTGATTCCGGTCTTTTATCCCTTTACATATATTTATGGCCGATTGTACGATAAATATTTCAAATTATGCGAAAATTGTCTTTTGGCAGTCCATCCCTTTACTCCATGTGAGACAGTATGTGTGTGTGGCTCCCAGTATGCTAATACTGAACAGCTTAGAACCCATAGGATGACAAACAACTGCAAAGGTTACAAATCATTGAGCAAATCTAGAGCTATGTGCAAAAGCAAAGGTTGTTCCTTTGTTGTTGCAATCTTCTGTTCTATAATATTTTTCTCATTTATCACACCAATCAACTCTCAGGAATATAAATTATCAGATCTACCAGATGAGTTCACCAGATTAGAAGAGGAAAATACAATGCTTAAGATCAGGCTTTTGGTTATCAAGATTACAATTTCAGTCATATCTGTCACAATAACTGTTACATCTTTAACTGAGAGGAAAGTATTTCAAGAGTTATTTAATGCTATATACAGGCATTGTCCATTTTGCGGTATGATACACAGGAGAAGAGGGCTGAGAGTGGTTAACTCAACCACAAACAAGTGTGGAACTTGTATTTGTGGATATAAAGAAGAAACAGAACATGGTGTGGAATATGAAATATTTCTAAAAACCATGCACCAGGAAAATGTCAATTGCATGTTTAAACCATCTCAAAGACACTTCCGCAATTTCAAGATATTGATTGCATTTTTAGCAATGTGCATGATTATAACCTCTGTATCTGCTGATGAAAAACATTGCCTTAAGTATAAAGAACCAGTTAAACTGTCAAATTTAACAGAATGCCATAGCCTGTGGCTCAATATAACAGAATGTCAAATAAATCAATCAACATTATTTGAAACTTTAAAAGGGGAGCAATTAGTTACAGACTTTGATAAACCAGATTTTACTATAATGGGCCAAAAATATGATATAGCTATGGAAAGAATTGAGAATGCACAAAATTTACATCATATGATTTTACTGGAATACCTACATGCAAAAAGTAATTGTTTAAAATATAAACAATTGAAGTCAAATTCTGGACCTTACAACATACCATGGAGAACATACATTCATGGACATGGTTTGGATGTTTGTGGACAATATTCATATAAATTGATATGTAAATGTATCTCGACAGGTATGCACTGTGAAAACACAGCATTGGATATTTATAATGAAATGAGACAGTTTTACACAAACAATCAAGAAAATTACAATTTAGATTTAAATACTGTTATAAAGGCAATAGGTTTGGCAATGCGTGGAATCGGGCAGATGATTATAGAAGAATTCTTTGGTGAGTCTCAAATAGAAGAATTATCAAATTTCCTGAATATGACATCAAAGAATCTTGGTACAAATAAGCAACTAATCGGCTTGATTAATTTTGGCTTAATGCTCCTTGACATTAATCAGACTAAAACACCGCAAATTGACCCAAAACCTAGAACTCTCCAGGCAAGGTCCTCGATTCCTACCGGAACTGAAATAACAGATTGGACAAAAGGCCAATCTAAGATAAAAACCTGTGCAGAATATAGCACATTGACCTGTCAATCATGGAGGAAGACAGTCAATACAAAATCATTCTTAATGTGTAAAGTGTCAAGTAAATGGCATGTATATAACTGGCCAGAAATACCAACAGTTGTTAGAAATTCAAAACTATGCTTAGGTGACTATCACTGCAATATGGAATTCACACCTATAGATGCAGACGAAGCATTGAAACAGTTACGGTGTTATAAGACAGAATTTGTGCCTTCACCAGATGGTATGGATGAATCTATTAAAAAGTGCACTCTAGAAAAGTTTGGAGGATGCACTACGGCCAATGGACATTCATGGACAATAATGGTGTGTAATGGTAGATATTATCAAACAAATACTAGAGAGCACGCAAAAGATGGATTGTTAAACAGCTATTGCTTTGAGCCAAAATGTCAATCAGGAAGACACCCAATACACAAGTCATTTTTGAACAATTGCATATGGAAGGAGAGCTCAAGGCAAATTATAGAAACAAGAACTATAGAATACAATAATATAGAAGACTATAAGAAAAGTGTTGAATCAGACATAAAAAGCGATTTAACCATTCACCATTTTAAGCCAACAAAAAATCTTCCTCTAGTTACTCCAACATATATATCTGTTGTTGCAGATGGGACTATGGTAAGTGATGGAATTCAGAATGCATATGTTAAAGGAACAATACCAGGGATATCAGGAGTTGCCACTGGACTACATGTTAAGACTCCAGATGGAATACTATTAATGGATATTATAGTATATGTTCGCAAAGCTTTATATAAAGCAAATTACGAAAAAATATACTCCACTGGCCCAACTATAGGGATTAATGTCAAGCATAATGAAAAGTGTACTGGCACATGTCCAGAACATATACCAAAAGATGAAGGCTGGCTGACATTCTCTAAGGAACACACCAGCAACTGGGGTTGTGAAGAGTATGGCTGTTTTGCAATTAATTCAGGGTGCCTATATGGATCATGTCAAGACATAATTAGACCAGAGCTAGATATTTATAAACAGCAGGGAGAGGAGCAGACACTTTTAGAATTGTGTATAACCTTACCTCATGAAACATTTTGTAATGATTTGGATGTGTTAGAGCCAGTAATCACTGACAAATTACAATTAGACTTCCAGACAACTCAATCAGATCATCTACCTGAGCTAGTTGCTTTGAAGAAAGGATTAATATTGACTGGACAACTAAATGACCTAGGCAATACAGCAGCAATGTGCGGTTCAGTTCAACTTGTGAATAAAACTATATATGGGCAAGGAAATCCAAAGTTTGATTTTATTTGTCATGCAATGAGAAGAAAAGATGTTATTGTTAGGAGATGTTATGATAATCATTATAGCACATGTGCATTATTGAAACAAAGAAATGATTTATTGCATAAAGAAGTCAATGATCAAATGAGCATAACTGTAAATGGGAAAAATTTGGGGTTGATTAATTTTAGATTAAATTTAGGGGATCTAAATTACAAGCTTTTTGTCAATGAACCTAATTTTGAACTAACTGGTCAATGTGCTGGCTGTATATCTTGTGCCGACGAAATCTCCTGTCAACTAAATATCATTGCAGATCATGAGTTTACCTGCAAGGTGTCCAGCTCTTGTAATTTGTATATATCAAATATGATGATTACACCAGCAAATCATATTTATAATTTAAAGGTTTCTTGCAGAGAACATGTTAGCAATATTGACCTTGCTGTTTGTGGCAGATCTTTTAGTCTGCATGCTACACTAAAGCAACATAGTCAGAAATTAGATCTGTCAGCATTAGACGAGACTAATTTTGTAAAAGAAGAAGATTTGAGATGTGGAACCTGGTTGTGTAAAGTCAAGGATGAAGGATTATCATTTTTAACTAGATCAATATTTGGATCTTTAGGGACATATTGGTCATACTTTATTTATGGTCTAATATTTATGATTCTTTTATTCATAGCAATTTATTTTCTCTATCCGCTATGCAAGAGACTTAAGGGATTGTTAGAAGAGAATGAGAGAGAATACTTGATTGAATCAAAGATGAAATAATTTTGTTAGTGTGCTACCTTTAATTTTAAATCTAGACTTTAATTAATAATTAGCATAATTTCTTTCATGTGGTAGCACACTACT